AATCATACGACTCTTTGAAACAACAAAAAGAATTAATGAAGTGTGCTTTATCGTTCCCATATTTTTGTCACAAATATGTAAAAATTGCTCATCCTAAACGTGGATTACTCCCATTTGTTCTTTATAATTACCAACGCAGATGTGTTCAAGAATATGAAAATAATAGATTCAATATTCTTTCTAAGTTTCGACAGGGAGGCCTGACAACCGTCACTGTTTTGTGGTGTATGTGGCGATGTATGTTTAAACTCGATGAAACCATCATGGTTTTGTCTAAGTCAGATCGTGAAGCTATTGCTGCTGGAGAAATTGTAAAACGTGGTTTGATCGAATTGCCAAGCTGGATGCGTCCAGATATGGACAAAAACAACGATCACCAAAAACTTTTTAATGAAACAGGTTGTAAGTTATTTTTTTATACTCCAGAAGCCGCTCGTGGTCGGTCTATTACTTATCTGTTTCTTGACGAAGCGGCGTTTATTCCGTCAATGGACAAACACTGGAAAGCTATGTTTCCTACCATCAGCACCGGTGGTCATTGCATTTGTATTTCTACTGTGAACGGTGTTGGTAATTGGTATTACGACACATTCCAAGGTGCCAAAAAGAAAGAAAATGATTTCCATGTTATCGAATTAGATTATTGGGAGCATCCCGAGTACAACGATCCAGCGTGGGTCAAAGGCACTAGAGCACAGCTTGGAGAGAAAGGCTGGTTACAAGAAGTCATGCGTGACTTTCTTGGTGCTGGAGATTCATATATACCAACTGATATAATTGTTGATTTAGATATTTTTACACAAAAAATAGAACCTTTACGCATGTTATTTCCTCAATGGAATAATTTGGACGAGGCTCGTGAACAGCGTATAACAAACATGGAAACATGGCTACGTGGTGCTTTTCATATTTGGAGAGAACCAATAGATGGTAGAGAATATGTGATGGGAATCGACTGTGCTGCCGGATTGGGAGAACACAACGATAATTCTGTAATTGAGATAATAGACGCTGTTACTTGTGAACAAGTTGCAGAATTCTACTCCAATATTTGCCCACCTTATAATTTCTCTCAAGTGGTAGCTATGGTTGGAAATTTATACAATAATGCACAAATTATTGTTGAAGACAATGGTGGATATGGAACAAGCATTTTAGAAAAACTTCAACATGAATTTTCATATGAAAATTTATTTGAAGCATCTCAAGGAACAAATAAAAATCCAAAACCGGGCATAAAAACAACTTTCAGTAACAGACCAAAATTTCTTGAACTAATTCAAACAAGGCTGGTAAATAAAAGTATAGTTGTGAAGTCCAAACGTATAGTAAAAGAACTGAAAGGATTTATTTGGAACACACAAACAAAGCGTGCAGAAGCCACCAAGGGATTTCACGATGATGCTATTATGGCGTTGTGCTTGGCTTTATACGCAAGAGAAGCACGAACAAGATCAAATCCAGTAGGAATTGGAGAAGTAGAAGAGAAGTATACAGAGTCTTACAAAGCAGAAATATATGATGAAATTAAAAAAGAATTAGCAAAGGCATCAGCAGATGATTGGATGGATCCTGATGCTCTGGATTTATTAAATAAAGTAAATGGTGATGATGCTTCTATTTTATACGAAAAAAAAAGACCAAATGAAGGATTGCTTAAAGAGTTTGGATGGAGTTTTTTGCCTTTTGTTATTACATTAAATCAATTTTTTTGAAAAATATTTTCATGGCGGCATAAGTTTTTCTAAATCATCTAATTTATTCTGTTCCTGCACGATCATTTTGTTCAAGTTAGATAGTGAATTAACTTGTGATTGCCTTGAAATTCCAGAAATTGAAACACCAGATTGGATGTTACCCCACCACTGTTCAAATTGTCCTGCATTCGATATTTTTTTAGACTCATGTTTTTCACAAGCTATCTCTATGTTGTTAATTGCTTTTTTAATATTAAATCGTGCTTCTTGAATTTCTTTATTGCTAGACATACTTCTTGATGCCATAATGTTCGCTTGTTCTAATAGTTCTTTAGCTTTTTTTAATTGTGAGATATTCATATTTTTATGAACTACCCACCCGCTAAAGATGGGTTGGGTTTCCTGCCCAACTAACTGCTTTCAATTAAGATAGTCTTATGTCAGGACAGCAGGCTAACCCGGTCGTTCCGACCGTTTTGTTTTTTAGTTAAACACTTGATTTTCATGCTTCATCCAAATTAATATAGTGCAGAATTTTTATTTTTTATAGAATTGGCCATATTAAAAAAGTTAAATAATGATACTAAATTATGATAAAAAAATAATAAAACATATATATTTATTAAATTAGCAATTAGGAGTTTTAATGTACAATAATTTTAATAAATATATGGCACAAAGAGAAAGCCAAGAATTCAATCAAAAATTCAACATATTATGTGAGGCGATTTCTTTTTCTGGCATTCTTTTTGAAGATTATTGGTCAAATGTAGCTGTGCCAACAATCAAAAAATCTTATTCTTATTCAAATGAAAAAGAACTTTTAAATGAACTTTGTAACAATTTTTATGAAAAATTTGACAATGTACTTGAGCCATTAGGAATAAGTGAAAGTTATTTTAAAACTGGAATTAATGAAGCACAACTATGCGTTGAACGCCGCCCAATCGTTAAGATGGCGAATCGGCTGACTAGTTCCGATATTGAGCAGGATGAGATTTATAAAGAATTCCTGGATAAAGCTTCAAAGTGGGCATCCCAAGGCATCGGGAATATGGCGAAGAACTTCCAGCAGGGATATAACGATAGTAGACCTCAAACAAATACGATTCCACCTCAAACAAATACGATTCCACCTGAAACAAATACGATTCCACCTGAAACAAATACGATTCCACCTCAAACCGATAAAGATTTAGCAAGACAAAAAAAAATCGATGATTTTCAACAAACAGTCAATCAACATATCGATGTGATGAAAAAGAGATTTTCTACAGCTATGAGAGATTTTTTGAAAGCAACTACAGATGATGCTACGAGACAAAATGATGCTCACATGTGGCAAGTTGCAAATACTTTTTACAAAAAAATAATGTCAGCTGCACAACCGGTTATTGACGAATTTAAACTAAAAGTCAAGTTACAAGACCGTAATTCCAATCCATACAAGGCTGAATTTGAAAAACAAAAAAATTCCAATGCACCAAGAGTTCCTACTAAATATAGCGGAAATATTGAATCTGATGCGAGTAGCTCTGCGGCGAATCGCTCTTTGATGCCTGTGAATCGCATAGGACGTACATCTTAGAAAAATTAATTATGAACTACCCACCCGCTAAATACGTGGATGGATTAATCGCCGCTTAAGTTTGAAAAAATAAAAATTATTCACTATATTATTTTGGATAAAGCACAAAAACAAAGTGCTCAATCCAAAAACAAAATGGTCGGAACGACCGGGTTGGCCCACTGTCCTGACATAAGACTTTCCTTAACTGAAAAGCAGTTGGTAGGCCATTCAACAGAGATTAAATTTTATGCAATTTAATTTTTAAAATAATTTAACAGTAGAAAAACTTATAGTAATATGTTAAACTTTAAGTACGACTTTTCATGTGTGCATGTAGATTTGCCATTAAACTTATCCAATAAAATTATTGAATGGGGTAAAAAACAAATAAAAAATGATGACATTTACACATCTAATAAAGAAATCGCCCTAGGCAGAGAAAATGAAATCCACGCCACTATACTTTACGGAATACATTCATCGTCTTTTATTCAGGCAATAGAATTATTGAAAAACACAGGACCAATTAAAGCAACATTAGGAAAAATAGGAATTTTTATAAAGAAAAAATCTTACAATGTGTTAATGATAGAAGTTGACAGTCCTGATTTAAATCGTCTTAATGAAATATTAATTAAAAATATTAAACATACAAATAATTATGGATCATACAAACCACATGTAACTATTGCATATGTTAAAAAAAACAAAGCTTTGAAATATGCAAACAACACGCACTGGTGTGGAACCAGTTTCACTTGCAATGAAGCTGTTTTTTCATCTAAGAATGGAAGCAAGCACAGATTCCTTATCTAATTCAATAGAATTCCACAAACTATTTTTGCACCGTTTGTGATATTGAAGCAATCCTTCCATCCGGTAGAACCAATAATCTTCAGCTTGATTATTGCCGTAACCATGTACAGTTGTGAGTTCATTTATACAGTCCTTAATTGGACAAGACCAAAATATGAAATTATAATGTTCGCATAATCTTTTCATTGTATAATCTTTATTATGAAAAATTACGTCTGTCCATATAGACATCGAACTTTTTCTTCGATGAATTTGAGTATGAAGTGAAAAAACATCTTCAGGATGACCGTAACTAGCACCTGTTTGAAAAACATGGATATTAGGACACTCTTCTAATACGGTTGAGAGTTTTTCCCAACCAGATGCTAAATGGGTCATTAGGAATAACGTGTTTTTCATATGATTCTGGAAAACTGTTGATTAATCTATCATATAGTGTAGGATTCAAATTTTTAAAAATATGTTCTACATTTTTCTATATTTCATTTAACTGTTAAATATACTAAAAACTTAAAAGGTCAAAAATAATTCTACGTTAATAACTATTGTAGAATAAAAACAAAGTTGAGGAAAAATTATGGCTTGGTGGGACTTTTTTAGAGTATTTTCATACGCATTCACAGACGATCCTCTTTCACGTAGAAACAATAGAAATCTGACAGGTGCTGGCGTTTCTCAAGTAGATGCCATCCCTGACATACGATCTGGAGCCGAAGGAACTGTCAGTGGCGCAGGAACGGGATCAGTACGTCTACGAGACACAAATGATTTTGTAGATCTGTCTACCGTTACCAATAGGATTCACAGATATAAAGAATATGAACGACTAAGAAATATGGCAGAAATAGAAACAGCCATGACTGTGTTTGCAGATGAAGCTTGTTTTTCTGGAGAAACAAAAGTCTCCACACCTCACGGACCTCGTACACTTAAAGATTTGACAGAGAATGAGAAAGATAGATTTTTGGTATACAGTTATGATTTTGAAAAAGAAGATTATACATTAGGATGGGCATATGATGCTAGGAAAACAAAACGTGCAATGACAGTTCGTGTCATACTCGATAACGGAGATAGCTTTATTTGCACGCCAGATCACCGCATTCTAAACCTAGAAGGAAAATGGCAGGAAGCTGGTTCATTGGCCACAGGCGACAAATTAATGCCGTTCTATAGAATTCCAGCCAACGAAGATCTATCTGGTTGCAAAACAAATCAGTTTCCAAGAATTTACACAAACACTAAAGGTTGGATTCATGAACGTCAATTCGTTGACGATTGGAGATTGGGAAAAACAACGGAGGATTTTAATAATCTTAATCAGTATTGCAGAATGATTTCAGAAGGTTTAAGCGTTCGGCAAATTTCCAAACTAACAAATAGAGATTTTTTGACCGTAAGAAATTCATTGAAGAAAAATGGATTCTCCAATAAAGAATTAAAGTGGCTAGGTGCAAAACCAAAGTCAAGGCGTGTAGTTTCTGTTCTAAAACATAAAGAGATAGATGTTTATGATTTATCTGTAGAAAAATATGAGAATTTTGCCACAGAGTGGGGAATTGCTCACAATTGCCAAAAAGATGATGAAGCAAAAGTTTTTAAAATAAATATTAAAGATACAGAAATTAAAGAAGAATTAGAATTTTTATTGTTCCATAAAAAAATGCTCAATTTTGATCAAAAGAAAACATGGAATTTAGCAAAAATTTTGTTTGTTTATGGAGATTTCTTTTACGAGATTATTATAAATCCAGAGAATCCTTCTGAAGGAATTTACAATTTAGTGCCGCTTCCAGCCGATTCGATGTACAGAATGGAATCAACTAAGGGAAAATTAATTGAATTCCAACAATCGAAAGAAGGCCCTGATTATCAAAGCTTGGCTCGTGTTGAAGTCAATCAAGCCACCGACGCTGATCTGCAACAAGCAACAGCTATTCGATTCGCTCCTGAACAAATAGTGCATATCAAGATTGGTGATGATCGAAAAACTTTTTATCCATACGGCGTATCGCTAATAGAAGCAGCACGTGGACCTGCTCATCAACTAAGATTAATGGAAGATGCAATGGTAGTTTATAGATTGACACGTGCGCCTGAAAGGCGTGTATTCTACATCGACGTACAACAATTGCCTCCTTACAAAGCAGAAGCCTTCATCGAAAGAATGAAAGATCAATTTAGAAAGAAGAAAGTTCCTAGTGCAGGACGATCACCGGGAGCGTCATCTGTTGAGGAACGATGGCAAGCACCTGCCGCTGACGAAGATTTCTGGATTCCAATACGGCCAAATGCTAACACCAGAGTCGAAACACTACCTGGTGCACAAAATTTAGGAGAAGTAGACGATACATTATATTTCCGCAATAAATTATTTACTGCACTTAATTTTCCTAGAAATTATTTCAACAATGAAGATGCGTCAAGCACCAGAATCACACTATCTGCTCAAGACGTAAAGTTTGCTCGTATGATTGAAAGATTGCAGAGCCACTTGGAAGACGCATTCTGGGAAATTTGTGATCGTCATCTTAGACTTCTAGGATATCCTGAAGAATCATATGAAGATCTAACTATAAAAATGACACCTCCTTCAGATTGGAGAGAATTAACCAGAACGGAAGTGGTCACAACTCGATTAAATAATGCTTCCAATCTCAAATCATCACAGCTTATGAGTGATTTTGACATTCTTACAAAATGGATGAGATACGACGATGAAGAGGCAAAGAAAATGCTTGGTCGCCTCAAGTTACAAAAACTGGAAGATCTCAAACTACAAATAATTTCTCAAAATCCAACCTTGTTAGGCGTTGGATTACCAGGACCAGATGAGGCAGAGGTTGGCGCAGCACCAGGCGGTCCAAATCCAATGTTAACACCTGAACAGCCAGTTGAAGGTGGGACACCTGGATTGCCGTTAGGAATTGCAGGCATGAGAAAATATATGGACGAAGACGAAGCAGAATCACATGAACCACAAAAACAGCCACCAATTTCAGGAAGCGGAAATGTTCTTGCTGACCCATCTGAGGAAGATATCAAGAAGTATGATCTTGATATCAAAGATTATGAACAAGAAATGGATGATGAAGAAATCGACGCAAGCGAAGTAAATGAATGAACCGTTACGATTGATGAACTACCCACCCGCTAAATATGGGTGAATGTTAGCCCCAATCGCTCAACTGTCTGAACAACCAGCGTCTGCTAACGGAATTTTTATTTCGTCATTATTAGACGGATGCTTTGGTTCTATTCCCAAACGTGGGGTTCTTCCCTTATCAAGTTTTCTCAATAAAGCATTAACCTCATTGTCTCCCCTTTGTGAAAGTGTATTAAAAAAGTCCATAGTTTCTTCAGGGTATTTTCTCATAATTGTTTTAAACAAATCTCCCTCTACACGATCTTGGTCGTCTGCATAGTCCATATGATTGGAATTAATTTTAAAATTAGCAACCAGGTCTCTATTATCAAAGGAGCCTTCTTTTATGTGTTTTCTCTTAATCCATTCTATGAATATCAACATTATCACACCTTTTTTTTTAAAAAAATGAATTGTTCTGCATAACTAACTCTGTAATAGGCATCAAGTATCTATCATGCCTGAGCAGAAATCGAACGTATACAAATTAAGATTTAATGATTTGGGTCCAATAAAAACAGAAGTCGAGGAGTTAAAAATATGAGAAGAAAACTCATCAAGCAAGATGCCTTCGATAGGATTATAAGCGAGTCCGTTAATGCGGCTGAGAGAGAGTTAGTTGAAGTAGAACTTATTCTGGCAAAGGCAGTTGGAAAGAATTGTCTTCGCCTAAAGTCTTTCACCGAATCAACAGTTCTTTATGAATCTGAGGATGGCGGATATATACATGCCGGTTTTGAAGTTAAAAACGGACAAATCACTTTAAATAATATCGAAGAACTAATAATTGACGAAAATTCTCAAAAGGAAAAACGCAAGTCTATCCTTTCAGAAATGATCGATGCTGTTGTCGTGGACCGTTCCGATAAAGCTAACGAATTATTCGGAAACTATCTGGGTATAGTTCGTTGGAACGAAGCAAAAGAAGGAAAATTGCCAGAATTCCTAAAGAAAAAGTGGAATAAAGATAAAGATGAAGATAAAGATGAAGACGAAGATGACAGCGATAAAAAAGACTTTTTCATGAAAAAGAAGAACCATAAAAAAGGCGAAAAGATGCCAAATTTCCTTAAAAAAGGAAAGAAAAACAATAAAGAAAAGAATAAAGAAAAGAAAGAAGAAATGTCTAAAAAAGCCAAGAAGGCTGGAAAAGATGTTTGTGAAGCTTATAAAACTTCTCAGAACGTCCTAGATTATGTTGAGTTTATGAAAGTCGGACCAGAAATTGCCGAATCCATTACCAAAGTTGATGACAAAGGAAATCTTACTGACATCCGAATTCCCGCTCTTAACAGCCGTAATGAAAATCAACTCATTCGCAGTGAATGGAAGATATTGAACTCAAAAGTAGCTGATTATCGTAAAAAGATACCAAATTTATGCGAAAATCAAAACTTCTGCAAGGCAATCGCCCAACTCAAACGCCAAAATTCATTCTCGGATTCACAAGGTCTAGAAGAATCTTTGGATCAAATTGTTAATAGTTGGCCTGAAGTTCTTTACGCAACACAAGGTGAAATTTCCCAAGTTTTTAACGAAGCACTTCAAACATCTGGAGTTAAAAATTTCGATGACTCAACTTGTGATTTTATGGCCGAAGGAATTCTAAGAAAAGCACATGCATCTTACTCAGAAAAAGTTGCACAAATTCTTCACTTGGCTTCCGCTTCAAAAATGGAAGAAGGTGCTGATGCTTATTCATTCTTCCAAAAAGTTGTTGAAAACTTTTACCCATCATTGGATGAGAAATTCGGACTAGAACGTAAGGTCTTCAACGATCTCTACGAGTCATTGGGTTTTGTTTATAAGAAAGCTGATCGTCGTGGAGACAAAAATCTCAAGAACGAAACATCTTCTTACTTAAACGAACTTGCTGCCGTACTCAATAACGAGGCTAAACCAGATCTTCAGCTTGCTGAAGAAGCTGCTGAATTTCTTTCATATATCATCGAGACAAATCTAGAAAGCGGCATGTGGAATGTTCCAAACTCACCTCATGAAAGTATGAACGGAGATCATCCAGAAATGGCAAAGAAGGCCGCTCATAGCTACACTCCTTCAAAAGATTTTTCTGGAGATTATGGAGATCCATCACCGGCCATCGGTTCAGATGACATGAAATACAACAGTGGGAAAAACTCCAAACAGTTGCGAGATAAAGCATGGGGACAAGAAGGCGGAAATGATGTCTTCCCAAGTCTTAATAATCCATATATACCCAAGTCATTTGGAAATTACACAATGAAGGGCGAAAAGGGAGTCGATAAGGAAAAGGGAGATTTCTCCGCTGATTCAAAAGATACATTCCCAAAACTAAATAACCCATACGTTCCTCAGGCAAAAGGTACGAAAAAAATTATGGAAAATATTAATCACTAATGGAGCACATACATGATGGATCAGATGCTACTCATCGACTGCTGTGGCAACTCCGGTTTTGAACTACAACTTAGCGAATCGACATCTGTCAAAGGTGGACTCGTAAAGTTTCGTGGTAAATTCCAAGAAGCTGAAGCAATCAATAAAAATAAACGAATGTACCCGTTTGATGTACTTAGTGAAAATATTTCCCGTCTTAAGGAAACGATTAATGATCGTAGATTAGTGGGAGAGTTAGATCACCCAGCAGATTCTATTATTCATTTTTCAAATACATCACATGTGGTCACTAAACTGTGGTGGGAAGGAAACGTTCTCATGGGAGAGGGCGAAATCCTGAACACTCCATCCGGTATGATTCTGAAGAATCTTATTGATGGTGGTGTTAAAGTTGGAATTAGTTCAAGAGGGGTTGGGAATGGAAAGGTAAACGAAGATGGCATTCTTGTCATCGGTGAAAGCTATAAGCTAATCACATTCGATGCCGTTGCAGACCCAAGCACTTTTGCTGCTTTCCAAGAAAAAGTTGCTTCTAAAGATGAAAGTTCAAACGCTCGTATGAATGAACCTAAATTAAAACAGGAAATTGAAAATAAATCTGTTAAAAATGAAGGAACAAGCATACATAATGTTAATAAAGAGCTATTGATCGCTTATTTAGACGGCTGTGTTAAATCTCAAACAGAAGAAATTAAATCGAGGTTAGTATAACTATGGACAAAATTACAAAAGCATTGCAGAGCATACTTCCTGCCGATCATGTAACTGAGGTTGCCAAAGCTGTCGAAGAAATGATGGCTGAGAATGTAGCTGCTCTTGAAGCAGAATTCCAAGAAAAATTGGATGAGGCATATAGCCAACTATCGGAAGAGCGAAAAACTGACGAATCTATTGCAGAATCTGGATATCAGCAAGCTTACGAAATGATTCAGTCATTGATGTCTCGTTTAGATTTACAAAAAGAAGAGTTCGAATCAGCACTCGAAGAAGGTTTCGATGAGGCTTATACCGAACTCCAAAAGGAAAAGGGTCGCAATCAAAATCTAGAAGTTGAGATATATGAGGAAGCTGACGCCAAACTCCAAGAAATGAAAAACTTAATGGTTGATAAATTAGATCAATTCTTAACACTACAAGAATCCGAGATCTACGAATCAGCCAAACGTGATGTATTGAATGATCCACGTGTACTAGAACAACGTATCGCTGTAGAAAAAATGGCCGAACTATTGTCCGATTATATGGACGTAGATTCAGTAGGTAGCTTTTCATCATCCAAGATCGAAGAAAAGTCGAACCAATTAGAAGCCCTTAAAGGACAAATGAGAATCATTGAAGCCAAGAATGTTCGTCTTGCAACTCATAATAATAAACTGAGCGAGCAAGTACGTGAGGCCAATAATCTTATAACAGAAGCCGCTAAGGCAGAAAGAACGAATAGAGTGAATAAGAAAGAAATTGCAAGTGGGCGTGGACAAAGAGTTGTTAACGAGCAGATCATCAGTGAATATGCCGCTACAACTAATGAAAAATCGGACAAAGAGCATGACCTGAGGGAAGGACATGACCCACTTACCGATCTTCTGGTTCTCTCAGGACTCGCAGAGTCTTGATACAAATAATCTCATCTAATAGAAAGAGGATTTTAATATGAATGCACGTTTCCTAAACGAAGCACGTGAGATCGAGGCCAGATGGTCCAAGCCGCTTCGTAACGGCAAGTCAATGCTTGACGGCATTACTGATCGTTACGAGAGAGCAACGACATCTGTCATTCTCGAAAATCAACGCCTCATGAACGAGGCCATGACCGACAGTGGTGATATCTCGCAATTCAAAAGAATTGCTATCCCACTCGTTCGTCGTATTTACCCACAACTGATCGCCAACAAAATTGTTAGCGTTCAGCCATTGCTGGGTCCAACAGGTCTTGTTTACTACCTACGATTTAGATACTCTTCAAACAAGGGTGCTACTCGTGGAGCAGACCTTAATAGCGGATTCCCAACCGACGATGCAAACTCGTTGCAACAGCTTGCAAGTGGCGATGCTAATCTGGATATATTCTACACACATCAATTTGTGCAGAACGAAACCAGCAGCACCGATGCAGGCGGCGACACAACTTCAGTCTATACTCCACTGGAACATACACCTGTTCTTGCAGGAACAATGACTGGAACCGTGTACGACGGCGCAGTTGCCGTTCAAACATTCGTCGTTGCCGAAAACGGAACCTTCTCTTTCACAGATATCGGAACGCCAACCAACAAAGGTACAAGCGGCACACTCGATCTTGTGACAGGAGAACTTACCCTCACTTGGAATAACGATCCGGGTGCTAACCACATTGTTACTTCTTATGAGTACAACATGGAATGCAACCAAGATCTCCCAGAAGTCAACCTCGTTGTTGAATCAGAAGAGATCGCTGCTAAGACCCGTAAGCTAAAGGCCGCTTGGAGCTACGAAGCCCAACAGGACCTTCGCTCACAGCACAACCTCGATGCAGAGGCCGAGTTGACAGCCGTTCTGGCACAAGAAATCAACCTCGAAATCGACCGTGAGGTTCTCACTGACCTTCGTAACAACGCTGGTACAGTTGCTGTGTGGGACTTTAATACCGCTCTTGGAGACACAATCAAAGAGAAGTATGAATCCCTATACGTTAAGGTTGTTGAAGTCAGCAACGTTGTGCATCGTAAAACGCTTCGTGGTGGCTGTAACTGGCTCGTAACTTCACCTGAAGTTGCATCAGTGTTCGAAACTGCAACAGCCGGTTTTGCACCAGCACCAAGCGAGACTTTCACAAGCTCACTGGGTATCCAATATGTTGGAACAATCAACAACCGTTGGAGGCTCTACAAGGATCCACTATTCCCATCAGGCCAAATCCTCATGGGTTACAAGGGCGACAGCTATATGGACAGCGGATACTTCTACTGCCCATACGTTCCGCTCACTCAGACACCAGTCGTACTCGACCCAGAGTCCTTTTGCCCACGAAAAGGAATATTGACTCGATACGGCAAGAAGTTGCTGCGTGAAGGGGCAAAATTTTATGCAAGAATGTCGATTGCTAACTTTATCGTCTAAAGAATTAGCAATACGCATTGCATCGTAAAGTAAAGAAAAATTAAGAAATCCTAGAGAAATCTAGGATTTCTTTTTATTTGGTATTGTGTAATTTGACATACTCTATTATACTATGTAAAAACTTTACAAAGGAAACAGGGGAAGGTCATGCCAAAGAAACTAACACAACAACAAGTCGAACAAGAATTCATAAACAAAGGTTTCCAACTATTAGAACAGTATGAAGGTAATCAGAAGTCAATGAAGTATCGTTGCTCGTGCGGCGAGATTGCTCAAACATGTCTAGTTGGCTTTCGCAAGAGCGATGGATGTTATAAGTGTTCGGAAGCTAGTGCTGGTAGAAAATTCACATACGAAGAAGTCAAGCAATACTTCTTTGATCAAGGATGTGAACTTCTGGATGCAACATACGAACGAAGTGTGTTGCCTCTTAATTACAGATGTTCTTGCGGGAATGTCTCCAAGATGGATTTTGGCAACTTTAGAAAAGGCAGAAGATGTCAAAAGTGCAAAGCAAAGAAATCTTCTGAACACAATCGAACGACAGAAGATGACATCGCCAAGTTCTGCAATGATCACAACTGTCAATTCATACGATCTTGGATAGACAACAAGAAGACAAGAATCGAATATGTCTGTAAATGTGGTCGTGTTGCTGAAGCTCAATTGTGCAACTTCAAGAGATTCCCCAATTGCTGGGAATGTGGATCACTTCTTCCCGATTCAGGCGTTCCTAGACCACGGAATTTTGGACTTGAAAGTAATCAACAGATTGGATAATTTAAGGCCAATACTTGGGCCTGAGAACTTACAGAAGGCCGACAAATACGATGAAAAGGAATTCACAGAATGGATGAGCCAACTGCTGTAATGTCTGTATCCAAAGCAGCCAAAGGAGTGAGATTATCAAGAGCACGATTCTATCAACTCATCAAATGTGGAGTTTTCCCACCTCCTCACTATAGAACCGACAACAGGTGTCCGTACTACACCAGAGAACTGTTGGATGAATGTCTTAAGATTAGGGAATCGGGGATTGGTCTCAATGGAGATCATGTCATCTTCCAGATCAGGGGCAAAAGAAATGAAGGCGAAGATCTGTTTACATGCACTGCATGTGGTGAAAGTCTGCCGCAATCGCAGTTTTACTACAAGAAAAACAAGCTGGTCCAGCCATGTAGGCAATGCACAAATGACCTAAACAACAACATCACATTCTTAGAATGCCATGACAGGCTCAAACAACTAACAACTGATTGGAATGCCAGAAACAGAATCAGAAACAGATGTAGGAGATACGAAGATTTTTCTGAGTCCGATTACAAAGAATTGTTTGAAATCCAAAAAGGCAGGTGTGCCATTTGTAAATTGGTTAATGATCTACATGTTGATCACGATCACAAAACCGGTAAAGTCAGAGGTTTGCTTTGCGGACACTGCAATCGAGGCATAGGATGTTTTTTCGAAAACCAAACATACATGATTAACGCAGCAGATTACGTCGAGGCATACCAAAACATGGATCGAAAATTGGAGGAAACATTAGAATGACTTATTTTGAACATGGAGCGGGAGAATCAGGAAACCCATCTGGATTGGGTAATTGACTTTAGTAATTAACAAAAAATACAAAGGTTCCATATTATGCGAGATCAAAATTATTTGTCTTTAGATTTAGAAATCAATGCTGATGGAAATGGTTGGGTAGGTGATATTATTCAAGTTGGAATTGCAATTGGAAATCCATGTAAAGGAGTATACTTTGATGAAGACATTTTTATTAAGCCTTATAACATAACAAACAATGGAATGCTTACGCCATATATTAAAAAATTAACTGGTATTACACAAGAAAGATTTGATTTAGATTCTGTTAATCTTTCAGATTGTTCAAATAGAATTAAAATGATAGTGGAAGAGTATAATACTTTCGTAAATCCAGTTCAATGGGGTCTTGATGATAGTCATATACTTTTAGAGGCATTTAAATTTTCTCAGATAGATTTTATTCATTTTGGTCATCGTGTAATTGATGTCAAGCATTTCTTTATATTTTTAGAAGCATCGAATGGAAGATCCATATCTGGTGGTCTTAGTTCTGCGATGGGAAAATATAAAATTGCATTTAAAGGAAGACCTCATAATGCTTCCACAGATGCATTAAACACACTTCGATTTTTCTTTCATCTTATAGAAAGACAAAAGAAACTAGAAGATTGTGCTAAAATAATTAAAACTATTTCTTATTAATATTACCGGTTATTATATTTTTCTTTGTACTTTTTAGCCCGGCAACTTTTGCAAATATTTTTTCCACAGCTAAACGATTGCAGGTTTAGAACAGCGTGACATGTGCTACATTCTTTTTTGCCATCAGATTCAAAGGGGTTAATTTTTTTCAGGTGTTGTTTGGAAATACTTCCAGCTATATGGCCACCTTCCCTTTCGCAAATATATCTGCTGTTACGACTCAAATTACGATCATGGGTGACACGAAGAGGATGATGTATTTCTTTGCAATATTCACAATAAACTTCTACTTTATCATTGGCAATATGTGAATGATAGTATTTTTTAGATCTTTTGTTTGCTGAGTCTTTTTTTGCTTCAAGCCATTTAGGATCCCCTTGTTGTGCCAAAAATATTTTTGCCCAATCAACAATCTTGCTAGCGTTACTAAATCCAGAATCATCTTCAGTCCAAACTTTAAAAACTATATTATTTTTTTTCGCATATTGTTTTGATTCTATTATTTGATCTATTATATCTTTTTCTTCTAATCTAGATTTTGGTTTTACTTCTATTAATAATTTAGAATTATCAATATAAACAACAAGCAAGTCTGGATTTCTAAATTTTCCTTTAGAATCTTCAAAACACTCTCCTCTTTCATATGAAAATACAAGTTCGTCTTTTTCTAAAAGAAAGAGACACCTTAATTCATATGAAGAACCGTAATAAATGTCTTTTTTGTTTTTAATTGATTTGAAATAACCTCTTATGTGAGATTGTTTAAAATCACCGTTTTTGTTCTGGTTGGCACATTTTTCTGATAATTTTTTAGTCCAAGAAACAAAAGATTCATTAATCGGAAAAACCCATCTTTTTTTACCCTTATCCCAAAATCTAACCAACCCTCTTTTATGTGCCCATTGCAGTTCTGTAAAACCTTCTGGACATTTAGAAGTAGACTTCATTTGACTTTGTTTGCTAAAACGCTTTCCAGATGAAACATCTACATAAAAATAATCAGACTTGTGTTCTTTCTCCATATAAAATCCTAAAGTTTCATATATTTTTCCATCACTAAATCTATTATCACTAAAACTTATTATTTCATCATATTTTTTTTCTTTTGCCCATTTTATTGCTTTTACAAATAATTTACTCGCTCCACCCCTTACGAGCGTATCACGCTTTACACAAAATCGATCTAAAACAATGCGATTTTCAGAAATATTCCTACTATGTCTACCCAAAGACATTACAGACACTAACTCTGAATTATAAAAAAGACCAAAAAAAACTAAAGAAAGATTACTCGAAATTTGTATGTGATTATCATCAAGAAAAGTTTTTGCTTCTAAACTTGGAATTTCTTTTACAATACATTCACGAGCATTTAGTTTTTCTCCCTTGCCATCTTTGGAAAACAAAAAACCCATAATTTGTTGATTCCTATCCTCCCACTCATCTGAAAAAAATATCAAATCAGATTTGTAGTCTTTTTTTTCTGAATTATCCTTGTTTTTAAGATCTATTATTTCGTATTTCATATTTTATTTATCCTCGACGCCAGAAAACCCAGTGGCTTGGATGATCGCCGTTATTCATAATTTAGCACAAATTAAGACCTTTTTCAATGATCCCCCTAAAGTTAGGATCAAAATCAGATTCTTTATTGAGAATTTCGTTCTAACATATCATATTTTTTAATTATGAACCTAAATCATACATATTTTAACTAGTTTCAGTTTATAATTAAAAAAATGTGGGCAAGTTAATTTGGAATTAAAATTATGAAATTCAAACAATGGTTTTTAAAAGAAGAAGCAAATAAAGTTCACAGTTACAAAAAACAAAATCCTAAAAATCCGCAGCAATACTTCGTTGTACTTTACGGTGAAACTAGACCAATTAAAGAAGAACTAAAAAAACTTGGATTTCGATATTTTAGTGGAACTTGGTCAACTCTAGAATCCAATATAACAGATGAAATGAAAAAACAGCTTGAAACTCTTGGAGTAGATTTAAGTGGACTAGAATCAATTGAACCGCCAACATCAGTAACGCCTCAAATAAACCCTGTTATTGATACATTGGATCCAGCTAAAGTTAAAGCCGATAACTTTCTAAGCACAATAAAAAACGACTTTGATAAAGCAGTGGAAAGTGAAGGTGAAAATTCAAAAATGAAAAATTTGATTGCCAACATAGATCGCATGATAGAGAATGTTGCAAATTCAACAGATCTTGCCGCTAAACAAGAATTCATAAGAAACTTCTTATCTTTTTCCTCTAAATTTCGCAACTATAGTCTGACCAATCAAATGCTTATATGGGCACAAACTAAAGGAAAAGCTGTGCATGTTGCATCTGCAACAAATTGGACGGCTTTAGGAAGATCTGTTAAGGATTGGTCAAGTGGAATTATGATATTTGCACCAAATTTTAAAAACGTAGAAAAAGATAAAATAAATTCTTTTGGTGAAAAAATTAAAGAATATGAACTACTTAAGTTTTTCAAGTCAGTAAAAGTGTATGACATTTCATCAACAGAACCTATTCCAAATCATTCAAAAGTATTTAACCCTGTTTCAAGGAAGGATTGGAGCAAAGATACAAACGAAGAAGTAGAAGAAATTAATTTATTAATTAACGCTTTAACAAAATGGGCTGAAGCGACTAATATAAAAATTGATTATAAAGATCTAGACCTTGAACTTGGCGGAACTTCAAGTGGTGGACAAATCGTCATAAACAACAAATATAAGGGGATCAATTTGTTCAGTACATTAGTGCATGAGACAGCTCATGAAATATTACACTGGTTAGATAAAAATGATACAGGATCACCAAGAATAGATAAAGCAAATTCTAAAAAAGAAAAAGAAATAGATGCGGAAACAACTGCTTTCATTGTTTGTAATCACTTTGGATTTGAAACAAAAGACACGCCGAACTACTTGGCATTGTGGCAAGCAAAAGGCGAAGATATACGAGCAAGAAGGCAACATATATCCACTGCGGTAAAACAAATAATCGATGGAATAGAAAAAAAAGTTAAAGAAGCAGGAATTGAATTTGAATGAATCTAGAAATCCATGCTTCTACTCAAACAGTAAATTAATATGGTGGACGCCTAACTTCACGATCATAGTAGCCCTGATCGTTGTCTTCATTATCGCCGGAATCATGATCAAGACCAGCACCTTGTGGACCCCAAGATTCTGGTTCGATCCAATTTTCGTCTTTCGGATCCCACACTATTACATTACCTTCGCCATCTGATTTAGCGTGACATTTTGGGCATCCAGACTCGTATTTTGGATGATCGTCTATTTCGGATTTGGAATCCCCGTAAATGTTTAGGTGCGGGTCTTTATTTTCCCAACTATAACCGCATTTTAAACAAAGTAGTTTTCTACCTAAAAACCACCCACTATAAAGACCAGTACGATCCTCTTCATTTATCAAATGGCTCTTAATCCACTCATTAAAGCTTTTCATAATTTCACCTTTCTAGAACTAAACCATATATAGTGTGTGTGTAATTTTGCCGGCATATAAAGGGATTGGGTTTTATTGAAGGAATTATGAAAGACTTTTTAACATATATCACTGAATTTGATGAAAATAAAGATTTAGAATTTTTCAACAAACGCATAGCTGGAGCTAAAAAAATATCTGCACAAGCAGAGAAAAAAGGAGGACCAGCTATCTTGACTTATTGGCATTTTGCTGCCAAAAATTCTCAATATAAAGAAGTACTG